ATGGGCGCGAACGGTTGTCCCGAAGATACTTGATGAAGTGGTATCGCAAAGGACGAGAGCGGATCAATCTTACATGAGTGATTTCATCCGACACGCCGGAACGATTATGGATGGAGATTCGCTTTTTTCAGGTGAAGAAGGCAAGAAATTGGGTAGTGAGGTTGTTGCGGAAATCCAGAAGAACATCGGAAATCTTGATCGAAGATTCCCCGCCGAGGATGCCGCGAGACTGGTTATCGCCAATTCCGCCTTGAGTGTTGTCCGGCAACGAAGTTTCGCGAGGCAGAACGCTCTTGCGGGAAACAGACCGGCCACGGGTATCGGGACAATTAAAGCCCCCGGCGCACCAGCAACAGGGAAACTGGCCCCAATCAAACTGGACGACATGGCAAAGAAAGTCGCCAACTGGTTTGGCAATAGTGAAGCCGAAGTAAGGGAATTTTTGAAATGACAGAAACAAACCGCCTCCGATCACGATTTCGTTATCGATGTAAGGTGTGCGGTTTCACTTGTACGAAAGAAGTGATTCCCGGTGTCAGTGTACCAGTTACACGGACCGGAGATTACGGATCGAAAGGGACGCCGACAGGAGAGACATTTGCCGATGAATTGTATAAAGCCACCACCATAGGGTTCGTGGCCGTCGCAGGGACCACCCCCGCCTATTTGACGGACAGTGTGAGTCGCTTCGGCGAAAAGCAGTTCAAATCGGAAATGCCTATCCGGGTCGTTACGTCGAGCGGAACGAATGACGGAGATTACACCATAGCCGCACGGGGAGTATCGAGGGGTGAGATAACATTGAAGTCAACTGATGTCCTCACGACCGAGAGCGCAGCCACCGCCGGACAAGTCACGATCTCCAGTATCAGATGGAAAACAAACATTTCCACGGGGTGCCCTTCATGTGGAACCTTGTGGAGTAAGTAAAAGGAGAACATTATGGCTTTTCAATATCTCGGAGAAATTACAGGCGGCCTTGCGCCTGTTGTTAACCTTCAGGCAGCGGCAAACGTCTACCAGGGGCAGATGCTTCAGTATGACATTGCGGTGTCTGGAGATGTAAAGCCGGTAGTCGTTGCAAACGCCGGTCCCGCCACGACCGCAACCGTTTGCGGAATCTGCCTTGGTTCGGGACGGAGAACAAATCCTGGAACGTCGCTTTACGACGCGACTTACAAGGGCGACCTCATTACCTACGATGTCACGCAGGCACTGTTGGCCGTCAATGATCCCGTCGGTGCGGCAATCGCACAGGTGCAGATCATTACCCCGAACTCGCTGATCCGTGGTCCAATCGTGAAAGCCACCGTTGGGACGAATCCGGAGTGTAAGGCATGTACCACAGGTTCGAGTACTGGCCTCAGTTTCATTATTCCGACCATCGATACGACCGTGAATTTCTTTTCCACGGCGTATTGCCGGACGGGAGCAAATCGCGGGGAGTACCGGAAGATCACGACCGGCGCGGTGGCAACCCAAACCGTTATTATCCCCTTTACCAACGACATCGCTATCGGGGACACCTTCTGTGTCGTAAACGCCGCCACGGGGTGCGCACACATTGATTTTGATACTCAGTTCCAGGGTATCAGTTCATCGGCTGCGCTGACCAATTACTACGTCGTGTATGTCCACGAACTTAACCTTGAAGAGGCCGGGAAAGAGTATGCAACCTTCCGTTTCGCGCCTCGTCATTTCCTTTAAGGAGGTGCCGCAATGGGAGAGAGTCCTTTCACAAGCGCACAGGCTGTAAAGCTTCTCGATAAGAACATTTCCAAGTTCTATTGGGATCGTTACAAGGGGATGGATCTCATCATAGACAAGCTCTATGACCGGATCAAATCCAAAAAGGCATGGGAAGAGTTCCAGAGCGTTGGTTCTCTGCCTGATCCTCAACTCTTTAACGGCGTCATTCAGATGCAGAACTTCAGCATGGGATACCATACGAAGATCGTGCCTCTGGAATATGCCGGTGGTTTCATTCTTGAGCGTCGCCTGATTGATACGGATCAGTCCGGGATCGTCAAGAAACTCCCGCAGCAGTTAGCTATTGCCGCAAACCGGAAGATGAACAAGATTGCGCACGAACCGTTCATCTATCCTGATTCCGCAGCGTTCACGTTCCAGACCTCCGAAGAAGGCGTTGCGTTGGCTTCCAATTCGCACACCACGAAGGCAGCTGATGTTTCTACCTCGTCCGGGTTCGACAATCTCGCTACCTACGCCTTTGATGCGGTGAACCTCGAAGCTCTCCGCCTTCAGGGGATGCAGTTCCGAGATGATATTGGGGAGCATATCACTCCGAAGTTCGATACCATCATCCACGGGTCAAGTCTTGCCGCCGATGTTGAGGAGGTCATTAAGTCCTCGTCAAAGATGGGACAGGATAACCCCGGTATCGTAAACGTCCAAAAGGGCAGATGGACATCACTTGAACTTCCCTTGCTGGACGATTACAGCACTACCGGATGGGGTATCGTTGATATGAACGCGATGAAAGACGCCCTCATTTGGGTCGATGCGGTACCTCTGGAATTCAACACACCGCCGTTGGATTATGACCATATGATGCGGAGATATCAGGACTATTTCGTGATAGCCTGGGGATTCACGGATTGGCGTTTTATCGTATGGAGCGATCCGGCCTAAGTTGTTTAACCTCTCCTCCCCCTTTCGTTATCGGGATGAAGGGGGGAGGATCTTAACCCTCTCGCGGCCTGTCCGATTCAGGCAGGGGAGAAAAGGAGAAAAAGAAAATGTCGTCTATGAGAGAGATCAAGTCGTATGTTGCACAGCGTGTTGGCCCCGGTATCGGGAAACTTCATTTTGTCGTTTCAGACCGGACCAACGCTTACGCGGCTCTTTTGTCGGGGAGCGGAATAGGTCAAGGATCTATTTATACTTCTGTGTCCACAGCTTATTCTATGGCAGTCGCAAGTAGGAATGATGTGATTTGCGTTTACCCCGGTGCCTATGCTGAAACGGCGTCGATTGATTGGAGCAAAGCCAATACTCATTTAATGGGAATGGGCGGTATTCATTCGCTTGGCGATTATTACGAACCCAATGTTGTGCTTTATACCGCCACTGCTGCGGTGGATTATGTCATTGATCTTACTGGGGCTAATTTCCAGTGTCATGACATTGCCATTCAAAACGCTGGGAACAGCGCGACGAATTACGCTGCGGTGAAGGTAAACAAGTATGGCAGTTACTTTAAGAATGTCAGTCTGATGGGGCAGATGGAAGCGACAACGGCTGCTACTGCTGTGTGTGGTGCCCTTTACATTCATACTGATGGTCATACGGCGATTTTTGAGGATTGCGTTATCGGTCAGGATGTATGGTCTGTCCGGTCTGGCGCCAATGGCGGAGTTATCCGATTTAGCGGTTCGCAACCCAACGACGGACAGTTCAGGCGTTGCACGATTAAGTCCATCTCAAGTACGGCGACTTGCGCTGCCGTGGCCGTTGCTTCCGGCACGGGCATTGGGCGTGGGTGGGAGTTCCGGGATTGCAGATTCTTAAACTTTTCGGATGCAGCGACGCAAATGAACCAGGTCTTTTATGGTCCTACGACAACGGCATGGTGGCCTGTACATCTGCATAATTGCTATTCTCAGGGTTACGACAGATGGACCGACGAAACATCTTACCGTATCTTTGGTACGATGCCGATTGCGGACGACGGCGGCGGTCAGGCGATCGCTCTTGATGAAACTGTAGCCGGTGCTGGTTAATCATGGTCTTGAGGGGAGGGGGCAAATACTCTCTCCCCTCTTTCCGGAGGTGGCAATATGGCTATCCCAATTTTGGTAAATTGCGAACGGTGCAATGGTACGGGAATCATCACTTACGTTGGTTATGAGACTCCTACCACTACTTGTACGGCTTGCAATGGTACGGGTAAAATCGAATCAGGTTATATCCCTGATGTTGATTCAACTTTAACTACCATTATCGCAAAATGCGAGGAGATCAAAACCAAACAAAATCGGATGCAGGCCGATATCAATTACATTAAGGCAAAAGTCTGATGAAAGGAGTGTCGTTATGGCAACCAAGGAAAAGGAAGTTAAAAAAACGTCCGTAGAAAAAGCGGATAATAAAGATAAACCCATAATGGTAGCTACGGATCGCAGAGCAATTATGGAAGCATCCAAGGAAAACAAATAAACCGGGATACGCTGAAATGCGCCCCCACAACAAAGGAGAATTATCATGGCTTCACCAGGGTACATATTCATAAAGTCGGCAGAGGGAGAAGCGAAAACCAAGGCACAGGGTATCAAGGCGTTTTACGGCCCCCTCGACGGGGGATCGGCCAAGCCGTCATTCTGCTACCCGGCACAGAAAGAGGCATTGCGGGAAGAAGTGCGGCAGATGGAAAAATCGCTTAATGACGGGTATGTTGCGCCAACCCGTGTCCTGAAAGTGAAACAGGATTTGAAGGTCAGAAAAGAACGCCTCGACAAACTCAACGAGCAAGAAGCGAACGCGAACAAACTGTTCAAGGATAACAAGGACGCCTGCATGAAACGCCGGGACGAGTTGAAAGAGATCATCGCTCAGGGACTTCCGACCACAAAGGATGTTGAGAAGCGGCGAGTGAATCCGCGCCGGCTGTTTGAGCAGGAGAAGAAAAAGGGATTCGGCGAACTCAAGAAAGAGTTCCAGATTTTGAGCCATTTGGCCGACGAGGAAAGTAACACAAAATATCTCCAGCGTGACACTGTGTGAGGTAAACCATGTCGCTTGCATCAACGGTTATCACGGCAATCGGATATCGTATCGGAGAAGGTGAAGCGATTACGGCTTCATCTAAGCCGGTGAACCTGGCGTCGTGTCTCCAATGGTTAAATGAAACGGCCCTCTGGATTACCGGGATTTGTGCGGAGAATGAGTCAGACTTGGGCCGGACAATTGGGACCGTCACAACTATTCACGCCCATATCACGGCGGCGACAAAGGCGGCAGACTGTTCGATTACGGCCACGTCTCACGGGTTGATTTCGTCCGGCACTTGCGAAGCGGTCGTTAAAGACGTGGTTGGTATGACGGAACTCAACGATACCGAATATACGGCAACATATGTTTCCGCCAATGCCTTGACGCTTGGAGTAGCCTCGACTGCGTACACGACCTATGCCAGTGGCGGATATGTCACGAAGCGGAAATATACCGACCTGGCGACAACCCTCTATACGCCGGCGCATCTCAGGGACCAGGACGGAGAAATTTACAACGGGTGGATCGTTGACGGCCATTCCCGGAACAAACTGACGCTGATATCGGAAAGTGGGTTGGGCGACTATGACCCCGTGGAGGCAACCGAACCGTCGGAGTACTACGTTGACGGATCGAACAACATTTGCTTCCCGTCGTATCCGGATGCGGCATACGTGGTAAAGATCCCCTATTATCAGATGCCGACGGCCCTGACGGCAGTAACGGATACCATGCCGTTTCTTGGTCTTATGGACAATGTGTTCATCGAAGCGGTGACGTGGCGGGCACAGAATCGTGACGAATATGACGTTTCTGGCGAACTTAAATGGATGTCATTCTGCTTAGATAGAGTAAGGAGGGTCATACAAATGAGGAAAAAAATGACTTCTTCGGTGGG